GAGAGGTATCTGATATGGAATCTATTATTAGAGATCAACGCATTGAAATTGCAAATGAAAAAGCTCGTCAAGATGCGCTTATCAAACAGATTCAAGATTCTAGAAATTAAGCTGGTGTCCCGTAAACTCTAAGCATAACGTTTGCCGTATCCCATAACGTGGGTGTTTCATAATCCAGCATCCCATCCGGCATAATTCTCCAGCTTGAAGGTAAACCACCTGCTTGAGGTATTAGTTTTATAAATTCAGAAAATTGGCTTGTTAAAACGCTTTGAATTATTTCAGGGTCAAAATCATAAGATCGTTGTTTCCCTACAGATGTTTGATTGATAGCAGTAGCCTCAGGACTTCCTAAAGCAGTAAAACTACCTATAGGCAAAATCTTTGTATCCTTTCTAACTGATGTTCCTTTACGAGTACCAATATATTCTAATTTACCAAAATCTGCTTGAGGTATTACGGTAAAATCAATAGGTATTGCATTACCGTTAGTACCATTTGGAATAGCGTAGCTACCAGAGGTAACTATTAAACTGTCTCGCCCATCACCAAATTGAACCAATAAAGCTGATTTATTTGTTGTTTGATCTCCTTGACCTCCGTTAAAAGCAACTTCCCATGTAACCCCAATATAAGAATACTGAGCTCCCCCTGTTGTTGAAGTTATAAGAGGTATTATGTCGTCGTCTGTGGATGTATTAATCGAACTGAAAGTATTATTATATTCGCTAATGTTGTTATATAAGCCTGCAGTACCTGTAAAGATCGGCACGTTATTGTTTACTTGTAAAATATCTCCCTCTAGTCCTGGTTCAATTACTTTCCATGATGAAGAACCACCTGCATATCTTACAAGACTTCCTGATTTAACATCATTTGTAGGTAACCAGTGCGTTGTACTTAATTTTTGAACCGTTGCGTATGTACTACTCCAATTAGCGCTTTGTTCACGTACTAATGTACCCACACCACCTAAACTTGAAAGTGCATTAATCGAGGTATTAATAGCACTAAATGCATTGGTTAGACTCACTACTTGACTCGAAAGACTTTCGATTGTTGAATAAAAATCTACATTATCAGCAGTTAAAATTAAATTTTGAAAATCTAGTTTATATATAACCCCGTCTGAAACGGTAAACAAATAATCTCCATTTACTATATCTTGAATCTCCGCTATACTATCTAGAGTAATAAAATTGGTATTGCCAATTGACATTTTAATTATTTATGCTAAAATACTTATGTACCATGGCAATTTCAAAGTCACCTCAACAGATACTAAACGGTCAAGGAAAACTGGTTGGTATTAATGCTGAAAGACCGGCCGCTATCGCAGCGCGCTCTGCATATTGGGACTGGATGGGGACAATCCCATCTTGGAAACCACCACCTCTTAAAGATACTGTAGGTTTAGCTATTATTACTTGTAATAGGGAAGATTTTCTTGAAAAGGTATTAGCTTCAATACCAAGACACAAAATACACTATCTTTGCATTATTAATGATGGCGATAGCCCAGACTTTAAAAATAAATCAGATCATGGCCCAAGAAGATTTGTATATAGTAAAAACGGCCTTTGTGGTAATTATTTTTATACTGGCGGTAATAGAGGTGTTGGTTTTGCTAAAAACTGGGCATTTACAGAACTGTTAAAAACTGGGCATTCTCAAGAATTGCAGAATTGGCCGGGTAATAAACAAGGTATAGATCATATGTTCTTAATGGAAGATGATATCATCATAAAAGATGAAAACGTTTTTGAAAAGTATATTGAAACAAGTAAAAAGACAGGATTAAAACACCTAATGTATGGTTACCATGGACCTGCAAATAAAGTTGGTGGTAAACCTAGACCGAGAAAGATAGTTGATTACGGTGATGGTACGTCTGTTGCTCTTAATCAACATTGCGTTGGAGCTTTTACATACTATCGCAAAAGCGTAATTGAAGATATAGGTAAAAATGATAGTGCATATGTTAACGCTTGGGAACATGTAGATCACTCTTATAAAATTGTAAAGAAAGGATACTTACCAGCTTACTGGTGGTGGCCTGACGTAGCAAACTCGCATGAATATCTAGATGAGCTAGCTTGTAGTGAAGTTAGTTCAGTAATACGGCCTAGATCAGATTGGCATGATAATATTAATCGTGGTGCAAAACATTTTTATAATAAACATGGTTATCTACCTGCCGGTGTACCTGATACACCTGTAAAAGATGTAATGGAGAGATTAAAAACAATTAAAAAGAATGCATGATTTAAATGGTATAACGTTTCTAACTTTTGTTAGATTAGATAATGAAGAGAGAAAAGCTAACTTAAAAGCTATGCATAGTTTTTATAGAAATAAATGCGAAAACTATCAGCATATTTTTATCGAAGATGATAAACAACCTAAAGTTACAGATACGATAGACTTAGGAAAGGATGATGTAGTTGTTTTTTCAAAAAGTGATACTGAATGGAGAAAAGGTGAAGGATTTAATAAAGGAATCAAATTAGCAAAAACTAATATTTTAAATTTTATCGATACCGATATTATTATTGACCCTAATCAATTATTAGAGACTGCGGATCGTTTACGGGAGGACGACAATGCTGGTCTTATGTATCCTTATAATGGGTTATTTTTATGTGCTGAAAAGCCTTTGAAAGATAAATTTTGTGAAACGCTCAATGAAGAAGTATTAGTAGTACCGAAAGTTGTAGAATCTTACATAGGTATAAAAGATAAAAAATTTAATTATTTGGGTGTATCTTTAATCAAAATATATAACGATGTACTAATTGGTCATATGTCTAGCAAAGGAGGGTGTGTTATGGGTCGAAAAGATAATTTGGTTAAATGTAATGGTTATAATCCTAATTTTTGTGGTTGGGGATATGAAGACGATGAAGTACCGTTAAGGGTATCAAAATTAGGTTTTGGTGTTAACCGTCTAAACGGTAAAGGTAAAGTTGTTTGGCATTTGCATCATTTTGATGGTACCGGTTCAGAAAAAGAAAAGCAACCTTTTTATAAAGACAACTTTGATATTATGTATCTTATTTCAAATTCTACTTCATATAAATTAAAAGATTATATTAAAACATGGGTGATGTAAAAATAGGCGTACTAACCGGTGCTGATGAAAATCAGAAAAATTTATTAGATATTACACTACCAATATTAAAACAGTATTGTCTTTATCATGACTACGATTTGCATTATTTTACAGATAATGTAGACGCTATAGCTCAAATAGAAGGTAAATCTTACTTTGCTAGATATCCTTTTATGAAAAAGCATTTAAAAAATTATGATTGGGTCTTTTGGATAGATGCTGATTGCTTAGTTATGAATTTTTATAAAAAATTAGAAGATTATATTGATGATAACTTTAGCATTATTTTAGATTTGCAGTGTGGTTGTACATACCCTCTAGCAGCCTCTGGACATGGTTTTTGGAAAGATGATGAAAATACACATTACATTTTAGATCATATGATTTCACATGCTAAAAAGAGCAGCCCGGGTATAGCTGATAATGAAATATTAAATTATTTCTTTAATAAGCTCTATAATGAGCAAAAAGTTGAATTTGAAAAAAGCGTGAAGTTGTGTGGTCCTGGAAAAGATAGAATAGGGCATTATGATAAAGAAATTATAGAATGTGAAATTCACCAAAAATTGGGATTTCCAGAAGGCGAATTTCATCTTCATGAAGATGTTGATAAACTACATGTTTCATTTGAAGATATATATAGGCCTGGTAGAGATTTTCTTTACCATAGATCGGGTGTTAGTAAATTGGAAAAACGAACTGAAAACGCTCTTAATTTTTTTGATGCTACGGGCACTGAACCAAGAATGTTTGCCACAAAAGAGAGCGATTTAAAATATCACGCGGATAGAGTGGTAAGACCGAAAATAGTTCCTAAATCTTTAAAAGATAAAATCGACTCGCGCGAATGGTTGTACACAGCACTGAACCCAGAATAATGGAAGATTTAAAAGATATAGATATAATCGTTGCTACTAGAATAGATAATCACGAAAGAGCAATGAATGCTTTTTTGATGTATAGATTTTTTAAAGAACATACAATAAACAGTAAGTTTATTTTTGTTGAAGACTCCGTATCACCTTTTCTTCAAAGTTGTATACCAATAGAAGAAAATGACAAAATCTATTTTGAGCAAAATGGTCGAAGCCATCACAAAACCGGTGTCGCGAAGGTAAATTTCCGTTATGAAAAAGCTTTTTCACCAAATAGAGTCTATTTTGATCAATATGGTCATGTCGAAGATCCGAAGTCATCGAGCCAAGCCGGGGTTATTACCGGGGAAGAGTTTTTTAGAAAAAGTAGATCATACAATATAGGTATAGAAAAAAGTGATAGAAAATATTTGTTATTTTTAGATTTAGATTGTGTGGTAAACCCTAAACAAATTACAGATATTTTAGCAAAAATTAAAAAGAAGAGAGGGTTTGGTATATGTTATAATGGTCAACCTGCTTATTTGACTTATAATGCAAAACAAATATATGCAGACGCTCCTTTATTATCTACGTTAGAAGGATTTTACCCCAATTTTAAAATATTAGAAGTTGCTTTAGATAATAGAAGACGAGGGTTCCCTTCTTGGCCTGATTCTTTAAAGTACGAACACTGTAAAATTTTGGGTGTTAACGCATGTGGTGGTTGTCTATTAGGAAGGAAAAAAGATTTTATCAAAATAGGAGGGTTTAATGAAAATTTTGCGGGGTGGGGATACGAAGATACGGAAATTATAAGTCGTATTAGAATTTTATATGGAAAACCACCTTCTTTGGATTGGAAAAATGATCATGAACCTTTCTACAGGTGTGAAAATGAAGAAGAATTTTTATTTCATTTTCCTCATACTAAAGAGTCGGTAACTTCACAACAAGTTGTTTTAACAGGTAATAAAAAAGAATCTGATAAAGTAGAAGGCATGAACACAAAAGAACTTACAAAATATATTAAAACTTGGACATGGTTAAAGTAAACATAAGAGACGATAATTTTATTCCCTGGGACACATCATCGTGTCATCTAGCTGAAAATAAACACATTGAATGGGTTACAGATAATGAACCCGTGAGTACCAGCTGCTTCATTACAGATTTAAAATTAGCTGACGTGCGTAAAGCTTCGGGTGTTAAACGGAAGGTTGCTTGGTTATTAGAACCAAGAAGCATTAATCCTGGAATGTATACCTGGATTGAAGAAAACAATAAACTATATGATTTCGTTTTGACTTTTGATCAAAAATTAATTAATAAGGGTCAAAATTATCTTTATTACCCGCATGGTAGATGTTGGATTCACAACTACGAAGGTATAGATGATAAAACAAAATTTTGTAGCATATTTGCATCTGATAAAGCTATGACTTTAGGTCATAGACTCAGACATATGATTGTCGATCGTTATCGTAGTACAGGTAAAATGGATTGTTATGGTAAATATCCAGGTAACGTATTAGACAAGAAAGAAGACGGGCTTAATCCGTATTACTATTCGGTTACAATTGAAAATTCTATAATTAGGGGTTATTGGACTGAAAAGTTGTTAGATGCATTTGCTACAAAAACTATTCCTATTTACTATGGTGATAAATTTTCAGTAAACAAGTTTTTTAATGAAGATGGTATTCTATACTTTGATACAATAGAACAGCTTGATGAAATAATCGAACAGATTCAAGGTGATGATAATGGAGCTTATTTCTATAATGAAAGAATGGAAGCTATAGAAGAAAATTTTAAAAAGGTAGAGGAATTTAGAGTTCCGGAAGATTGGATATTTCAAGAATATCCGTTTTTATTCGAATAATGGTTACAGTACAAATAAAAGGTGGAATAGGAAATCAGTTGTATCAAATTGCAGCTGTATATAGTCATGCAAAGACACACAATTTACAATTCGTTCTAAATTTCAATTTAGAGTTTGGTGCTATGCAAGGTACACACCCTAAATTATACGCGGATACTTTTTATAAAAATTTCGAAACTATAGATACTATATTCAATATTGCTGCTCGAGAACCTTCTTTCATGTACAAACCTTTACCGTTTATGGGTATAGAAAATGATGTAGTATACGAAGGCTATTTTCAGAGTTGGAAATACTTTCAAAATTTAGATCGCGATACTTTGAATAGAGTATTTGAATTTGAAGATAAAATTGTAAAGAAGGTAGATAAAGGGCTAACATCTCTTAAAGAGAAATATGGTGTAGAAAGAGTTGTTGGTGTTCATATTAGGAGAGGCGATTATTTTAAAAATCCTCAAATTTTTAATATCGTTAAAAGAAATTATTATGATAGAGCTAAAGAAATTTTTGGAAAAGACGCTCTATTTTTATATTGTACGGATGATTTACCCAGAGTTAAAAAAGAGTTTACTTTTGATGAAAGAAATATCTTAGCAAATGGTGAATCGGAAATGGAAGATTTGTGCGTTTTATCGCAATGTGATGATATTATAATGGCAAATAGTTCTTTTTCAGCTTGGGGTGGTTATTTAGGTAAAGAAAAAGGAAAGATTATTTGTCCTAAAAAGTGGTTTGAATATAAAGGACCACCTTGTACTGATTTAAAAGATCCGAAATGGATACAGATCTAGATAATGGAAAAACAATACGGTTTAATTGAACAGACTTGCGGTATAGGTGATATTTTTTATATTCAAAAGATCGCGAAACTTTTAATTGAAACAGGTACAGTCAAAAAAATAATATGGCCAGTTAAAGACGTATATAATTATGTTAATGACTATATGGGTACAGATACTATTCAATATATTCCTTTATCTGAATTTGAAGACCCAACTGGTTTATTTGATAACGGTGTCAGACTAGATGCTGTAAGGATAGAAAGCTTTAACACCCACGGTCCTACGCATTGGCTTTATTTACCCTTTACTCATTCAGATAAAAAATTTACTGGTTCTGTAATGAAAGCAAAATATAGGTTTGCTAATTTGGGGGGTGAATGGGATGACTGGGACAAATATTTTGAGTTTAAAAGAGACTTAGAAAAAGAAGATAAACTCATGGATCATCTAGGTATAAAAACAACTGATGATTACGTTGTTGTTAGTGGTGTGTATGGTACCCCTCCTGCAACTGCTTCTAGAAGAGTTGAGTATAATGGAGATAAAAAGATAGTAAAATTAGAACACGTGGAAGGTTATTCTGTTTTTGATTGGTGTAAAGTTTTTGAAAACGCTGCTGAAATTCATATGATTGAAACTTGTTTTTTATATATCTTAGAGAAGCTAACTCTACAAGGAGATGTTTTTAATTTATATAGTAAATGGAACCCTGCTTTTTGGGATCATATTAAACATATCCCTAAAAAGGTAAAATGGAATTTTTGTAATTGGTAAATAAGTTTTTGTATGGGAGATATCTCAATATTTGATTTAAAGGCTGCTCAAGATCGAGTGAAGACCCCCTACTTTGTTGAAACTGGGACACTATATGGTGGTGGTGTCGAATTTGCTTACAAGCAAGGGTTCGAAGAGATTCATTCTATTGAAATTGAACCTTTTTTAGCACAACAAGCAAAAGAGAAGTTTAAAGCGTTTCCTAATATTCATATACATGAAGGTAATTCATTTGAAGTATTAGAACAAATATTACCAGAAATAAAAGGTAATATTACATTTTGGTTAGATGCACATTTCCCAGGTGCCGACGCTCATATGAAGACGTATGAGTCCTGCCTTAACCTAGACGTAGATACTAATTTACCATTAGAGAGAGAAATAGAGCTAATAAGCAAACGAACTTCTAGTTATACTGATGTATTAATAGTAGATGATTTATGGATATATGAACCAATTAAAATTAATGGAATAGGTTTTAACGAACATAGTTCAAATCATGGACATAAAATTACAAGAGAACAACTTATGAATGGAAAAGATTTGGGATTCTTATATAATAATTTTGATAAAACGCACGACTTTAAGAAGGTATTTAAACACCAAGGTTATGTTATAGTAAAACCGAAAAATGAGTAATTTAGTAAACGATATTCCAATTGGGGTTGATTGCCCAATAAAAATTAATGCTATTGTTGAAGTAGAAAAAGATAGCAATTCAAAATATGAATACGTAGAAGATCTTAATATCTTTAAACTTAGTCGTTGTTTATATAGTAGTATGCGATATACATGTTCGTATGGATTTATTCCTCAAACATTTGCTTTAGATAACGACCCATTAGATATATTAATTTACAATAATGTCCCTTTAAGAACTAGTACGCTTGTTGAAGTAAAACCAATTGGTTGTTTAGATATGGACGATACAGGAGAAAAAGATTTTAAAGTGGTAGCTGTTCCTTCAACACACGTAAAAGATTATAAAAGTTTAAAAGATCTGGACCCACATTGGCTAAAGACAACATTAAACTTCTTTACACATTATAAAGATTTGGAAGAGTCTAAGTCCGTTGTTGTAAATGGTTGGGTAGGAAAAACAGAAACAAAGAAAATTATTAACGAAGCACATAAAAGGTGGGTTAAAAAGTTGAAGTCCGAAATGCCTGATCTATAATTAGATCATATGGAATTTAATATCGACAAATATGATGGCAACCTACTACACGATAGATTTGCATACAAATTCTTTAAAGACAAAGTACTACCAATAGGTAACATTCTTTGCTTTAGAGCACCAATGGAAGTATTGGCTGATGGTATGATCGATCAGGAAGACATCGACAAACAAGAATTTATTTGGAGTGATGATGCAATGAACTTTTTATGGGAAATTCCTATATTAGATAACCCTATAGGAGCAGTTGCATATCAAAGGCTTTTGAATACTCATATTGCAAATATACTAGGAAGCGTAAAGTATTTAAATTGTCCTGTAATAATGGATGGTGACGATATTATGGTTCAAAAAGAATTTACTCAAGGCGGTGTAACCCAACAAGAAGGAAAAGCAAGTGTTAGTATTACATATGTTAAGTCAGGGGTAGCTTTAGGTCATACTGCTATTAATGTTACAGCTGGTAAGAAAGCTCCTGCATTTGCGTTTAGTACTAATTTTAATGACAATCAGATAAATGAATTTATGTCTGATGTTCAAAAAACGTTTTATGAATTGAATGACGATATGTTTGTTGCAACGTCGAAAGTTATTATTAAGTAATTATGAAATATAGATTTATGATGTTTATTAATTGGTTTAGGTATTTGAAAGAATGGTATGATTATCATACATACGATAAATTTCTAATTGAGTATACAACTAAGCTTGATGGTGCTAAACTTTTAGGTACTGATTTAGATGAATAATATTTTTTCTTTTATAAACGATATTATATTTGGTAAAAAAGGCGACGTTATAGAAAACGTAGAAGATGAAGACCAGTTTAATGGCTATCTAGTTAATAGGTGGGTTAGTATGTATTCACCGGAAAATGCGTCTATTATAAATGAAACAACAAACAAATATTTTAATGTTTTTGATTCAAAAAAAGAATGGTATGAATACCTTGTAAAAATTATACCTAAAGGCTCTCCTGGACGCATTCATTACATAAAAAAGGAGAAGAGAGAAAAAGTAAAAAATTACGATGAAATAGTAAAATTCTTAGCTAAAAGATTTGAAATTTCAAAAAGAGAAGTTCAACAGTATATTGATTCCGGAAAAGTAGATCTATCCAATATTAAAACAGCATTGAAATAAAGGCTTCTAATAATAAGTCTTTGTATGTCTAATGAAATTGGAGCAGGTCCCGGAAATCGAAGACAAAGTATTGATTTATTGGCACCAAAAAAGAGTTTAATTGATTTATCTGTACCTACCGAAGGTTCATTTGATTCTGCAATTGTAGGTTATCAAATGTGTCGTCTTATGGAAGATGTTATTCTTTGTAAGTTCAAAGATGAAACTGAGGACGGTACAGCTTTGATAAGAAACGGTATTCACATCCCACTTAATGTTGATACTAAAGCATGGAGAATTGGTGAAGTTCTCTTAGCTGGTACAAAATGTGAATATGTTAAAGTGGGGGACCATATTTGTTTCCCTAATAACTTAGGAGTACCGATTTCGAATATCGAAGTGCAAGATATTGGCAAAGTTAAAAAGGGTATTTTCTTAAATGAAAGTAGAATTTTTGGTATTGTAAATCCTTTCGATAATAGTGCTAGTAGGTAGATCACAACTTTTAACACTTCTCAAAGATAACGTTTGTGAAGTGAAATTTGTAAGGAGGGTTTTCAAATCTGGAGCACCTCCTACAAGAAGAATGTTGTGTACTAATAGTTTTACTTTGCTTAATAGCGAAAACGGGAGGTTAACTTTGAATTTTAGACCTACATCTAATTTTCAAGATTATAATCCAGCAGTTAAAAATTTAATTATAGTTTGGGATATTTTTATGCAGAACTACAGACAAATTAATTGTGACAATGTAGATTTAATTGAAACTATTCCTGCTAATGATAAGTTCTGGGAATATTATGTCGATAAAATTCAAAATATGACCCAACAAGAGAAGATTAATTTTCAAAATATGTAATGGTCGTTAAACTTATAGAAGAAGTGGAAAAGCAATTCCACAAATTTTTTTTGAACGATATCACTTTTGATATCGATGGAAAGATTATTAAAAAGGGTAAACTTATTAACGTTAGTATTAAAGATTTCTTTCTCGAGTTTAAATTAGAAGTTCAAAAAGGCGGTATAAAGGTTTTTGAAGTACCATATCCATTTGAATTAACAGATCAAACATCCTCTATTGTTTTTAATTACCGTCTTGATAAATTTGTTTTTAACGACATTGTTAGATTAGCAAAAGTAAAGCGTATAAAACCTAAGAAAAATTCTAAGTTTTATGATGTGGTAATGATAATGAAAAAAGTATGAGTTTAAAATATTTTAGCGTTTTTAGTGGTGAGGTATATGATTTACAAGAAGAGTATACAAATTATTTGGATTGTGGTCAATTAAAAATTACTGATGACCCGAAAAATAATTGTAAAAGATGTCATGGAAGAGGGTTCACTGGAAGAAATTCTGAGTCCGGGCACTATGATATGTGTAGGTGCGTTCTTAGAAATGCAGATGATGAGTTATTAGGAGAAATGTCACAACACCAAGTTGAAGATGTAACGCTGCATACTAAAAAATCAGACTTTGACAATATTGTGGAAGATATCTACGAAGCAAACTAGTTGACTGTTTACTGAGTCCATATATAATTGTAGTATATGTTCAGCAAGTATGTTGCAAAATTTCCAAATGGTTACAGTCCGTCCGATCCTCAAGTTGATCTTCTAAAAGAAATTGAAAAGGCATATAATGACGGGTACAAATATGTAATCGTGCAAGCTCCTACTGGTACAGGAAAGAGTTTCATACCTAGAACATTAGGTAATATAAGCGCTAATCCCACGAAGCATTTTAAGCATCTTATTAACTCATATGAAGCATATCGAAAAGACCAACACGGTAATTATATTTTTGAAAAAGATTGCTTAGGTGAGCCTGCATTCGGTACATTTGCTTTAACTATAACAAAGCAATTACAAGATCAATACAAAGCTTTATTTGATGATATTGAGGTGCTGAAAGGCAAACAAAATTATATATGTACTGTAGATGAGTCGTTTGACGTGGATACTGCTCCTTGCATACATACCCCAAAACTTAAAAATGAGTGTTGGGAAAAGAATAGTTGCCCTTATTTTTCAAATAGAAACAATTCGTTATCAAGCCCGTTTGCTGTTGTAAACTATAAAATGTTTATGGCATTACCTCATCATGTTAAACGTAAAAGCTTTTTAGTATGTGATGAGGCATCTGAATTAGAAGAAGAGTTAGTAAGACGGTTTAGCGCTGAAATAGATTATAAACGATTAGATTTATATAATATTGAGCATAGCAAACTTCGATCTGAAAAATACGACATTCAATATAGGTGGCTTATAAATTTAATTTTTGTTTTAAGTGAGAAGATAAACGATCTAACTAATAAAAATTCAAGCAAGATAACAGTTTTATCTCTTCCAGAAGCGAACAAACTAAAGTATCTAAAAATGATTCACGGTGATTTAACTACTGTTGAACAGATGTGGCATAAATGTGAGTATGTTGTTGATAACAAAGCGGATAGAGTAAGCTTTACCCCTTTGAAAGTAGATGGGTTAAGCAAGCACATTTTTGATTATGGTGATAATATTTTATTGATGTCTGCAACAATTACAGATCATGAAGCTTATGCTAAAACATTAGGTATTAAAAAGTACAAATACATTGAGTCGCCATCTGCGTTTGATCCTAAAAAATCTCCTGTATATCTTACAAAGCAACCTGTATTAAATTATCAAAATCTACAGAAAAATTTACCAATACTAGCTAGAAATATTCAAGCTTTGTGCGATAATCATGCAGATGAAAAGGGTATTATACATACACACTCATTAGAGATATGCAATTATCTTAAAAATAAATTAGTAGGTGAAAGATTTTTGTTTAGAGAACAAACAGCAACAAATGAAAAAATACTTAGTGAACATTTTAGAACATCTAAACCTACTGTATTGGTATCACCTTCACTAACTTTTGGTACCGATTTAAACGGTGAAAAAGGCAGATTTCAAATTATAGTAAAAACACCATACCCTCCTTTATCAAACAAACGAATTAAGAAAATGTTTGATTCAGATAAGCAATGGTATAGTAATAAAGCTTTGTGTGCATTAGTACAGACATCAGGTAGGTGTACAAGGTCAAAAGTTGATTATGCTGTTACGTATGTTCTTGATGGTAAAGCAAGATCTCTAATATCACAAAACAAATCAAAGCTACCCAAACATTTTATTGAACGTTTAGTCTGAATAAATAATAGTAATGCGCTGGAAATCAAATTATTTCGAAATTCAGGATTTAATTATTCAATTTGCGAATGCTTTTGATTCTATAGTTATAGGCAGATATAATAAAAATAGAGTTCAAAAAGACAGAATATTTGTAAGGTATCTTTACGCACCAAAGCAACGTGTTTTATATGATATTGTAAACAAAGCAAAAACAATTACGTTACCTGTTGTAGCTATTAGCATTAATAGCATGACCAGAGACAATGATAGGGTTTTCAATAAACTTCCTGCAGTTGGACAGACAGGATCTGGAAACGCGTTATATTATCAAGACCAATTTTCTCATGAAAAGTATAACATGCCAACACCGGTAAACATATCTGTAAACTTTTCTATCATAACACGTTACCAAATGGATATGGATCAAATTCTTAGCAATTTTATTCCTTATACAAACCCTTATATTATTATAAGTTGGCCTGTTCCAAAAGATTTGGTCAATTTAATTGGACCTCAGGAAATAAGAAGTGAGGTTTTATGGGATGGTAATATTAATTTACAATACCCTCTAGAATTAAGAGCTGGGGATAAAGCACGAGTTACAGCAGATACTTCATTCACTATTAAAGGGTGGATATTTCCTGCATCAGAAAAAGCTATTGATAATATCTATAAAGTTACCACGAACTGGTTCCCGGTCAGCGGGACGAGAGGTACGGGCACGAAGCTTACAAGCGACAATTACCCATCACTAAGTGCAGAGTTATCTGGAACACCTGGTAGTGATGTAATTACCGTTTCAGCGTTCCCAGATGAGATAGAAGTTTTTAGGAGCCAGCAAGTGCAATGATGAAAAAACGCGTACCATTAATGGCAAATGCAACCAGTTTATCTGGAGAAAGTAGACTTATATACAGTGAAGAACCTACTTCGTTTACTTTTCTTTCCCCTTGGTTGAAGAGCGCAGAAGGTACGGACGGGTTACAAAAATATTATCAGGTATTTTTAAGCGCTGCTGATACTGATAATTTTTGGAGCGGTACTAGTACCCTTTCTTCTACCCCTTTAAGCAGTGTTGATTATTTTGGTCAAAATAACTCTCTTTCAGCAAGATTTCCTGCATTTAGTGGGTATAATGTTGAAGATTTTGGAGGGCAAGTAGAAAGAAACGATGCTACACAACAAATAAAGGTTAACATTTCTGCTCTATCAGCGGCAGCAACCGGTCACTTTCAATTTATAATAACTGCTCCGGGTGGGTTAGTAATTTTTCCTGCTATTCAATACGGTCCAAATGCAAAACCGGATGCACCTGCTTATTATATCCAAAGCAATTCAGTACCTATTACGCCTACGCCTACACAAACATATACAGCAACCTTGACCCAGACCCAGACTATAACACCAACATGTACAAGAAATCTTACAGTCACACGAACACCAACGGAATCACGAACACCTACTCAAACACAAACTGTTACA